TAGAACGACCACAAGGCTTCCCAGTTTTAACATCAACCCAATTCTCCTCGAACCAACGTGTCAAGCCACCTTTGGCTCTTGGATTAGGTTTACTTTTTCTTTTTTGTGGCACTTTTCTTTCTCTCCACTCTATAAGTTCCACCACGCTTTTTATATTCTCGGACTAACCAAGCATTTGCGTAGGCAGAAGGATAAACAGCAAACTTACGTTTGGCTTCAGCTTTTACTCTAGCGTAAAGTGCTTTATTAACAGGTA